ATAGTTCGTTCTTCACAATGCGTTCGTGAAGAACAAAACCACCTCCCAGAGAAATTGCCATTATTAACAATATGACAATTGACGTACTTAAAAAATTACTCATAACTCTGTTCCTGTTTTTATACGAACCCACCGAATTTTGTCGGTTCATAATTTTTGGTATTGAAATCACCATTATCCATTACCGGAGGTTCTTCTTGTATTTCGTTTGCACAGTCGTACAAACGCATTTTTGCCTTATCCACACCAACGAAGAACCGACGATACTTCCCTGGATCACCGAATCTATTTTTCAATTGTTTGACCATGAACTTATTTTCTTCATCCAATTCCTCAGTAGCTATTATTGCCACCATGAAATCTACTGTCATCGGTAGACCAATCGAGTCAGATGTGTTTGTGAGCGAGACGTCAGAACTGCCAATCGCATCACGATTAGCCTGTGTGGCTGTGATGATCGGGATTTCATATTCGACTGCCAGTCCACGTAGTTCTTCTGCGATTGCCTTTATATATGCGTACGAATTTGCCCCTGCACCAATCTTAATGCGAGACGACATACACAGATTGATGTAGTCAACATACACAACATCAGGCACAAAGTTTTTCTTGATCTTCAACTCATCAAGTAGATTGCGGAAATGCTCGGCTGATGCGCTCGCAGTAGGATACTCTTTGATGATAAATCTTCCTTTAGTAGATTCTGATACAGCCGCCATTTTCTTAACGTATTCAGTCTTTGTAAGATCAATCAAACCATCTACCGGCGTATCCATTAGGTTAGCATCGATTCTTTCTGCAATCCGCTCTTCGGCCATCTCTAGCGTTATATAGAGCACATTCTGTTGGTCCATGAGATTGGCAGCCGCCATCGAACACATAGCAAGACTTTTCCCAACACCAGTGCTCGCCATTATGCAGCTTAGAGTTTTGGTGGGCAAACCACCTCCAGTGATTCGATTGAAATAGTCCAAGTTAAACCTAAGTTTTTTGTCCTTCTGATGGTATATTTCATAGCGGGTTTCCGCGTCGGCAACAAAATCGTGACCAATTTCCGTATTGAAGGAAACCGACAAGGCTTCTTGTAATAGGCCAGGAATTGCTGATTTCGTAAGATCTGTGTCGGCATCGAGTATTCTGATAGATCGGCGTATCGCATTTGTTATTGTCCTGTCTTGTACAAATTTTTCAGTCTCATCAATCAACCAATCGAATTTGGTGTCTTCATCCACTTTCAGATTGCCGATTATTTCTTTGGTGTCATTGAACATTTGCTCTGAAATATCATTCGTGTTTTCGAGATTGATATACAGAACTTCCTTAGTCGGTAGAGCATTGTATCGTTCAAGATATTCACGTATCATTTGATAAGTTTTCTTCTGTGCATCATATGAGAACAATTCGTCACTCAAATAAGGCACAATCTTACGAGCATACTTCTCATTATAAGCTAGGTTCGATAAGATAATTTCTTCCATTAGACGTCCTTCGTGAATTGTGGAAATGTGCGTTTGATTTTGTGTCCAGATATCATTTCGCCATTTTTTCTCTTTCCTGTGTAGTAGTTCTTTTCCCACTCCGTCTTTGGCTGGCCAGCTTTCACGGTTTTACCATCAACACCAGTGCCATAGACTTGATCAATCTCTTCGACAATGCGCGTGCGATCGTCAGCCCACTGTTGGTAGGCTGCTTGTTTCTCTGCATCATCTTTAAGATCAATGACTTCTGTCACTATATCATACTCAGCCGGAATAGGCAAGACGCGACACAACGGCCTTCCCTTCGGCCATATGTACGTACCAGCAGTGTGTAATTTCCAATTCATTGTGAATGTGAAATCGTTCCACCATGTCTCAACAACACCAGTTAATGGTGACGCAAATGATACAGGATGATTTGGAGAACCAGTCACCAGCATATCCCATTCTTTCTCTGTCTTAAACAACATACCAGTATGCACAGTGAATATGCCACTCCCGAATGTGGAAGTGACATACTCTGGTTGTGTATCTGGATGGTGGATAACAAGACCAGATTGGTTATATTGACCATCCCACGAAATTATGAAATCTTCTCGCGGGTAGATATCCCAACCAGTCATGTTTGCCATTGAAAGTGGAAGGCACCTATACGCAAATCCATTAGGTGTTTCATCCATCCATTCTCTTTTTTTTACTCCTGGTTTAATATCCAGTGGGTAGTTTTCAATGTTGTAGATCTTCACTTTCGTCTGCATAGTCCATTTTCCTTGAAGTGCCGATTTTGTATTTGTTCTTAATGAACTCAGCTAAGTCTGTTGTTTTGAAGATGTCTTTCCAAAACTCGGAATTATTGATGATCTGCTTTTCTCTAAATGATTTCTCTCCACCTGGGATTGAGTACCACCCGACTTTTGGCTTAATAACAGATCCATGTTCCAATGCACATTCGAGCAAACCAGACCACTTATTGATGCCACCGTCCCAACTGATTGAGATTGGGATTTTGGATTTTTCTTTGACATATCTAGATTTCTCCACGTTGATAATGAAATGATAACCTGAGATTTCGTTTCCGTCTTTCTCTTGTTGACGACCAAGAATCCATACGGTATCAGATGAGTACATTGCACCAGTACCACCACCAACAATGTCCTTTGGATACAGACCAATTTCTTTGTACGTGTGGTTCACAGCAATCATTGGAATGTCCTTCATGGACAAATGTGGCGTGACCATTCGGAACAAAGATTTCATCTGCTTGGCACGAGACATATCAGCAACCGACTTACCGTCCATTGCGTCGTCAACTTCTTTCTTGGATGCCAAGTTACCAACCGAATCTATGATGATCATCACATGATCGTCACGTGTCAGTTCATCTAATTGCTTCATGATGTCAAATTTTAGTTGCTCCACATCCATAATTGGTGTATGAATAACTTGATCCATATCGATACCGAACTGATCGAAATATTCTTGCGGGGTACCAAACTCAGAATCATAGAACAGAATAGCACCGTCTGGATACTTGTTGAGATACGACTTAGCCAGTAGTAATGAGAATCCAGATTTGAAGTGCTTAGATGGACCAGCCAACATGGTTAGTCCTGGTGTGATACCGCCGTCAATAGATCCACCCAGCGCAACATTAAGCATTGGGACTGATGTTCTAATCATGTCCTTTTTGCCGTATACCTTGCTGTCAGTGAGTGTTGATGTGGCTTTGATGGTCGAGTTCTTGATCAGTTTTTCTTTTAAGTTCATTCGTTATCTACTCCAAAAACATTGAATTCGCTTCGTCATACAACTTCCAAGCATCACAACACGCACATCCGCTTACGGTTTCGTCGCAGCGTACGCCATATTGCTCTTCTACGTATGCATGAAAGACTAGCAAGAATTGTCTAGTCTCTTCATAGTACGCATCCATGGAATAATCATAGCCATCGGTTTTTTTATGTCCAAATAGATCAGTCATTACTCATCACCACTTTTTCAATTGTCTGGATCTCTTTCGAGTTTCTAAATCCGTCGATTTCAATATGACCAACCTCCAATTCACCCGACAACAAACCTTTGACCACAGAAACATTCCCACCATAACCAATGGCTTCGGCAAATTCCCTGATCAATTGTGTTCGCCCTTCTCTAACTCCTTCTCTGAATGCTGCTGAGATTTGTCTTTGTGCTTCGAAATTGTCCATCACTCACCTACCTCTTCTGTTAGCCATTTATGCAACGCAAACGATTCTTTCTCATTTAGCTTATTACTATTACTGTTACGCAACACATAATTGAAATTGTCAATGAAGCCTTCACGCCAATTCGCACCTGTGTATTTCTCTTTGAACGCAATCATATCCTTCTTACTGAACGCATAATCACGCATCATAAATTTTTCACTCATCCCCAGAAATCTCCTATCTTAAAACGCGGCTCACTTGACCAATCAACCAACGTCAATATGTTTTCAATTGGATCAAAGAAAGTTTTTACGAACTGAGTATCATAGTCTATATAAGCGTGTATGTCAAACTCATCCGGTAGTTTTCCAGTCCATGATATGACGTTTTCCTGTATTGGATTTGGAACACGCAACATCAGATATCGAACCTTATCACTCTCGAATATGGTTTCGTACTTGTCAGTCAGTTTGTTTTTCTTGAGCCAATGATTGTATAGCAATGCGCCACGAACTTGCATCGGTGTTTTCGGTGCATAGATCGTTTGCGGATCGCCATATTTGTCCATGCCATTACAACCACTGTTACGCGCAATCTCTTCTAACGGTAGTGTCATGTACTGGTCACGGAAAGTCTTAACATAACTATGTAGTTCACTCTCTTCGCCTTGTAGAATGATCTTGATGGCATCACGAATAGCTTGGCGACACGAACTTGGTGTACTAGATCTTACACATTCAATACCAAGAATTTTGATCTTTGGTTCTTTGTACTGTACTCCTTCGTTATTCAGCACGTTGATCATGTAACGTTTCTTGGCAACGAACACAGCACGATCAGCAAGAGCTTCACGTTTCATGAACATAGCCTGCTCTTTTGCTGCCATCCAACCAGCCAGTTTTTGATACACAGCTTCTAGAAGTGGTTGTATCTTCGTTTCACAGAACGCATCCAATGCTTCCGTCTTCTCTTCTCTGGTGCATTCTTTACCAATTCGCTTCACAACTTCTTCCATATCAACATAAATCGAATCTGTGTCGATGTAGATGATGTAGTCGATCTCTTCTGTCTTAAGCCATTTGTTCATGAAACCATTGACATAGTGCGCAGCCCATTGAACAGCCAACTGACCACCACGTGTGATGCTCTCAGCGTAACGAATATCGAACCAACGGAAATGCTTGTTACCTAATGCACCATAGGCTGCGTTCAATCTGACTTTGATTGCATATTGGAGTGTATCCAACTTCTCGATTTCAGATGACAAATTCTCTTCACCGTTCGCACGTTTCTGTTCGAGCGCCAGCATTTCCTTTTTGACTTCTTTGCGTTCATTGAATAGATCCTTCATTAACTGACTGAGGAATGATGTCTTGTCGCGTGAGTACATGCATGAATTAGCAGCAAAGATATTACCATCCATATCCTTCCTGTGTTCACCAGCTATTAACTCTTGTGTCGTATAGTCATTAGGACATTGCTTGATGAACGTGTCTGGTCCAACGTTATATTGCATGATGATATGTGGATACAGACTGGTCAAATCGAACGACGCCAACCACCCATACTTACCCGGTATCGGTGGCTTAACATAACCGCCCACCAATTGCCTACCAGGATCGTTTTTGACTTTCTTTGGTATGATCACACATCGATCCATCAAGTAGCTGTAGATGGCCACGTCCCATGCCGCAACTGTACCCATAGCAGAACCAAAATTAATATTCGATGAGAATGAGATTGCGTAAATCACCTCCATCAATTTCTGCTTGTCGTCTATGCGTTTCACCAGTCGGCAGTCACGAATATTATATTCCATGAACAGTTGGTGATTTTCTGCTGCCAGTTTATGCAGTGAACCATATTCTGAGTAGTCGAGTTTGTTTTCACCCAACTCAACCCATGCAATATGATCTAGCTTATAAGTCTCTTGTGGTTTGGTGACTGCAACGAATTTCTTGTACATGCTGATATAATCGAGCACAGCAATACCAATCGGATAGTATGCTGTCTGTTCCCTACCAAACATAGTGACTGTACGCTTGTCGAACATGCGCCATGGTGATAGCTCACGTGCCATGTCTTCGTCGAACATGCGTGTAATTCGTGTGTAGAGATATGGGATATCGAAGAACTCAATATTCCAACCAGACACAACATCAGGACCATATCGCGCTGACGACCACACCTTAATAAATTTGCGTATCAGTTCGTGTTCGTTCTTACAGCGAATGTATTTGATGGTCGGATCATCAGTTTCATATTCGCCATAACCGAATGCAATTGTGATGTCGTCATAGAGCATGGTGATAGCAGTGATCTTCTTATCTGCTGTAGCCATGTCTGGATAACCACCTTCCGTGTCTACCTCAATGTCGAGATAACACACGCGAATGTACTTGGATTCGTATTTTGCTTTGTGGAAATTTTGGTAGATGTATTGGTATGCTGCATCTTCCATACCGAAGTATTCGAAGTTATCAACATCACCGTACGTCTTTACGAAGTCACGCATATGGTTTGGCGACTCGAACTTCTTTTCTTTTAGTGCTGTACCATGTATGGTACGCCATTTGCTTTCTTCGTTCGTGGGCATAAACAGCGATGGCGAAAACGGATATCTACCTGAATATCGCTTGCCATTCTTATACCCACGAACTAGGATCTTGTTGTTGCGTTTAACGACGTTCGTATAAAAGTGTGACATAGCTTCTCCAATGAACAACGATCCACTATATCACACAGATTCGATTGTGTCAATCACACCAATGGAGCATTCGTTGTGAAAACATAATGCACCATCCGAACCACGATGCTACCTACGAACATTGCTGTCGCCAAATAGAGAACCGAACCCATAATCACGTCTGTAAAATCATTCATCCTATAACCTTTCTACTCAACACACCAACTGGTTCCCTTGTATCATTGATCGATCGCATGGCCTTGTTCGTGTCTGATACAATGGTTTCGTATACGCGAATGCCCTTGTCGCGTAAAACCTCTTCGAAATAGACCAGGAGACGGCCATACATGCCCTTTCTACGAGCATGTGGCTGTGTGTACCCAACCTGAATGGACGCCTTGTGTGGGCTTTCTATGCGGTATACAATGAATGCTACGATGTCACCGTACTCGTAGTCAGTCACATACACAACAGAGTCAGTATGACGAAACGGAACATAGTCTGCCCATGCGTGTCCCTTTGCTACAAGATCAACCCAACCCTCAGTAGCAACAAACACGATTGGTCCAGCTCCGTCTATCTGATCTTCCGAATGATACTCAAGATCCATTTTCACGAGCTTTCATCATTTCCTCAACAGCATCCCACGTAAGAGTATTGGTTGGCTTCTTTGTGACCACAAGACCAGACATCAGATCATTGGCAATGCGATCACCGCCTTCTGCTACTTCAATGCCCTTCTTGGTTTTGACTGCTAGAACTGCTTGATTGTTATTCAAACGCACAACACCAAGATAACCAATCTTGAATGCATCCTGTACCCATGGTGGGGATTGATCCGTCATGTGTAGGTTTGGCTTACCATCAACAAAGATGACATTCTGTGTTACTGTTACATCCATATTCATTATCCTTTTGGTGTGCTGTCTTCATGAAATTCTCTGTATATATGAACCCGCGCTACCAGCTCATCGTCAGTGTAGTATGTCTTGTCTTTGATATTCGGCCAATTGATTAACCGATCGATCGCCTCGTGCATGGTCATGTGCGGGTGTGCTTCCATTATGTCATGCACTCTAGAGGCAAAATTATAGACAGACATATTATTTTCCACCACTAAACGGCAGCAGTCGTGTAGATTCTTTTTTGGTATCTGACATCTTGATAGTGATAGTCAAATCCTTTGCACCATTGATACGCAACATACGCACGTTGTTTTCACCAAACTCACGCTTAAGTTCATCGATGTGTCGCTTACTTTCAACGAGTTTTTTGAATGATTTGATCACACGTGTTGACGTGTAGAATGGGAAAGCTGGTGGGTATACAGCATGAATAACACCAGCAATACCAGCCAAAATGAGCTTGAAGCTGTTGCCAGCTGCAAACTTTCCATGTTGCCAATATGTTTGTGGATTTTCTGTCTCACCAGGATGCGCGGTGAACAGCAGTTTAAAACCTTCAATCATACCAATACTCCAATGCTACGAAAATCGCCAATGCGAACATCAGCGAACCCAAACCAAAAGCTATCATTGTATACTCCATTATAATGTGTTTCTGTTATACTTATTTATCACTGCCTTGTACAAGGATATCGCTTCCTCATATTTCTCGATTGCCGTGTTCAGTCTCTTGATTTTGGCAGTCAGTTTAGCTATAATAGCATCCTTCTCATCATAATCTGATACCATCACCAAACTCCTAAATGCAAAAGGATTTGATACCAAAAGAATGAACTGAATGCAATACAGAATGCTATCAGAATTGCTTCAACGTTTTGCACAGTCAAACTCCTTAATATGTTACCCAAAACAGCAGGCCCGCAGCCGCTGCTACGACAATTGCCACGACAACAATGGCAAACGCAATTTCACGCACTACCAGCTCCGCAATGCCTTGTGATCTAAAATCCATACTAGACTCCTTTGATTGCGATATATATGAGAGGTGCGAATGTACACAGGAACATGAACACCAGTGCCAACCAACCGAGATAGAACCCGAACAAAAGTCTCATTCCGCTGTCCTTATTTTTCATAATTAAATTCATCCTCTAACCACCACATAATTCTATCATTGTCTATCACAGTCGTTTGAGTAAACACGTTTTCAAAAATCGCCAAGTCTACTTCACGAGTAGTGCGTGGATATTCTCTATCATATAATAGAAGATTGACAGGTTCTCTACACACCGACCACACTCTCGATTCAATCATACTATGCATTACATTCCGCCTATGCATAGGATTCATATCAACTGCTTCCATTTTTCCATCCCAACAAGACACCCGGCCACTTACCATAATCAGGTGCATTAACAGCTATTTCTAGCATGCTGATAATACGTTTCTTCTTTGCATCATCAGACGCATACCAAACATCCATGATGTCCTCGGTTGGATGTCGTTTCATAAGAATAGTCGATAATTCGATGAATGTCAATGTGTCCTCAAAGCCTTCTTCACGCTCGCACATGTGACAGTAGGTATCATAGTCGGTATTATAAGTGTTATCGTGCCTGTGGCAATATTCCATACTCATTTGACTCTCCTATGTAAAATGGGAAGCCGAAGCTTCCCATTCCATCAAAATTTAAAGTCTACGATGCGACATCTTAGTCTTTTGGCTCAAACGCATCTTTTTTCCATTGTGGTGTTTTGTCAACATATGGAACACCAGCTTTTTTGGATGGGTTATTAAAACCGCCTTCTTCGACAGCAAACGCACACTTTTTCCACGTACGATCACATGGGTTTGCGTTTTTAAAAGGATGAATTTGTGTTACACCCTGTGGTGCAGGCTCATTTTGACCACTATCATCAGCCACCGCAGAAGTTGCCGCGAAAGCAACGCCCATAGCAGCAACGATTGCAATAATTGATTTCTTCATTTTAGTTTCTCCTTGGTTTTGCCAATGCCCTTGCATCAGCCATCTATTTAGAGAACATATCTGTGACGATTGATATTGGTATCGCTTCCAGATATACCCCTAAACCTACAGCAATTGCCGAAAATACAGCAATTGCGATTTTACGTAAATGTTTGATCTTCTATTTCTGTACTTCATCAGTCGATGGTACAGGCTCATTAGTCTGTTCTGTCATATTTCTTTTTCCCTATGGCGTACTTTGGTTGTAATATCCAATCGGCTTTCTCCCGAAACGGAAGAACTTTGATCAATACTTTGCCATCGCTAACCAAAGGACATCTTGGTGATTCGCATACTTCTGGATTCACTATTGTAACCAGTGACCATTCACTAAGCAAATTGGCAATGGTATTTCGTCGTCCTCTATCATCATCACTGAAATCTGTTGTACGTCCATCGCTAGACAATCCACGTTCTTGGCGATTCAGCTCATCCAGTGCGTACAGTTCTTTGAAATGCACGATATAAAATTTTCCCCGCTTATGCAAAATATGACATGATTGTCGCAATATTTTCTCTTTATAATACGGAATACCAATACGAGTTAGCGTCTCTTTGACTTTCAAAAAGTCTCCGTCTTCTTTTAGAGCAACCTCGATAAATGTCTCGATCATACAATACCCCATTTCTGAGGCAGTAAACAATCATGCCTCGAATTTCAAATAATTTTTAATAACAGCAATTTGGTCTTCCGTGAGAACGGACAAAACTTCTTTCGCTCGTTTCATGTTGTATTTATAATATTGAGCAATTAGGACAACATCTTCGAACGCATTTGGCTTCTTGGGGAATTTACGAAACCGTTTGCGAGGCTTGATGCTGGCCATCAGAAAAGAATAATGCATCTCATCTGACAACTCAGCAACATTGGCCTTGGCGACTGGCATAATGCAGTCTGGATACATGGATAGAACATAGTTGATAACGTGTTGGTTGTAATCAGTGCCTAGTGGAATTTTCTCACCAGCATTGATTGATTTCACGTAGTCGAATGGTCCGGCCATGTAAGTTCCTCACTATGTTTACGCTCTATGAGCATAGTATCAACGTCAATCATAACAACACCGTAGATCTCATCAATAACTTCTGATAGATCGTCTTTTTTGTCAGCCAAACCAAGCATATCGCGATTATTCACAACCACACGCAATGCATCGTTAACCACTTCTCGCATTAATTCTAGAGATTCTAATGTGCTGTCTGATACTGGTTCATCTGGATATAGCATTTCGATTCCATGTAGCATGATGCTCAATCCATTCAAGTGATTGATAAATCGTACCGCATTGTCTTCATACGCAGAATACAGATTGTCTTTTTTTAGTCTTACAACGTTCGTCACTGTGTTTCCTTTCATTGCGATTGGTTACACAGTGACACATCATCGTTAGGTTGTCAAGCACTAAATCCACATAGGTTTATTTTGTTTCCATGCATGAAGATCAGATTTAGCATATCGGTAATAGTTGCGATAGCTAGTTACCACATCTTCCGTTATATATTCGTCTGGCATTGCCGGTGGTGGTGTTGAGAACGATTTCCAACGCGGTATATTTGCTGGTGCTTCTGATAGAACGTCACGCAGATCCAGAAACGATTTGTGCGTTTTTCCATACCGAGATTCGTATTCCACTGACAGTGCAAGAAAATGCTCATACAGCCACATGTAGTTCGCATACGATGCTCGTACCCATGCAGCAGATGGATGGTTCACATGATTTGCTTTATACAGTGTGACGTTCTTGAATGAGTCATTCAGCGACCAACGTTTGATCTTGCGATTGGATTTGCTCAGTTCAATACTTTCCATACCATCGAGAACACGATGTGCTGTGCATAGCATTTGGGCAGATTCCAATGGCATTTTGACGATGTGTTTATCAACCTGCCACTTTGCCGATTGTACCGGACATCTATCGAGGAAGAAGATGTTCATTTGTCTTTCCATTCTAAAGTTGCGGAAATCTCCAATACACAGTGACACATCGTCTTTAGGTTGTCAAGAACTAATCGTGATGTGCAAATTCACCATGTAGTTCATCACGCATCTGTGTTGCCTTTGCTATGGCATCTTCTTTGTTAACGAACAAACCACCATAATGAGACTTTTTATTTACCGCGACTAGCACTTGCCATTTTCCAGCTCGTTTATGCCAATAGACACCTGTAACACCAGATGTATTATTCTTGTACTTACCACTATTGGCTTTATTTTGTGAATGAGTAGCAACACGCAGATTGTCGATGTTGTTGTTCAGTTTGTCGTTATCTCGATGATCAACGGAATTATCTTGTGATGTATCAGTGATATCCCATTCAGGATTGAACATCAGATATATCAATCGATGTGCTCTGTAATTATTACCATTGATCTTGATATGTCGATAACCTCGATCATTGACACATCCAGCAGGTTTACTCATATCAACTTGGTTCTTCGGCTGTTCTTTCCAGTACAGATTATTATCTCTGTATTCTAATAGATCGATTATTGTGTCATATATTGTCATCAGTCTTTCCATTCCAATGTGGCAGATATTTCTAATAAGCAAGCACATAGCGTTATCTCTGGATTGGGTGCACGTGTTCCCATGTCCTGATATTTTGACAGTAGAACAACCAACTGAGCAGCTGATGAAGGTTTAAACAACGAACTACATACATCAAATAGTTTATCGTAGATTTCCTGATCGTCAATATCATTCTGTGCTACCCAATCGCGCATTGACTCAAAGTTGCGATTCTTCATGTGATCCAACAACTGCTTCAAGCTAATAGTGTCAAAACTGACCATAACACCGGTATCGATCTCACCATTGACTGAATAGCGTTGTAGATCATTGATCACTTTTCGAATGTCGGGAAAGTGTTTCTGGATCAACGCCACGACAGTCTTCTTATCGAACTTCACATTCTCTTCTGTTAGGATATGGAAGATTCTTTTTGCATACTGCTTGATGATGTCATTCTTCTCATTCGACGCAATATCGAAATCGATCTTTGTGCATCGACTATGCAGTTCTGGAATGATTTTATGTGGTCGGTTACACGTGAGAATGAACCCGCAATTGCTGGAATATTCTTCCATGAAATTACGCAAAGCAGGTTGCATCAACGGTGTTAGTCCGTCCGCCTCATCAAGAATGACGAACTTTCTTTTACCGGACATTGCCATCGTAGACGCAAAGTCCTTGATCTCGTTTCGAAGCGTACCTTTTGTGCCATCAAGCGATCCGTTGATTACCATGTGTGCGCAATCAATTTCGTCGCACATTGCTTTTGCGATCGTTGTTTTACCAATGCCAGCACGACCAGACAGTATCATGTTTGGTATTGATCCGCTATTGACCATTCCACGAAACATGTCTTTGTATCGCACTGGTAGGATGGTTGCGTCTATTGTCTTTGGTCGGTATTTTTCTACCCACAATGCTTCTTCCATGTGTTCCTCATTATCCTAATGGCAGCGCATCAAATATTAGCGCAATTCGTTCTTCATCTTTACATATTACACTATGTGTCAGTGTGTTGTCAAATCGATAGACACATCCCTTAGAGCACACCATTTGATCATCACCGACAGTAAATTCATAGTCACCTTTCAGTACAAAATGATATCGATCATGCGCAGCATAAAACTCACCACCATCAATATGCGGATAGACTTCCATGTTTGCTTCCAGTTTAACGATACTGATTGTCTTGACTGAGCAATTGAACATTTTCTCAACCGTCTGCATAAACAAATTTATCTCCGGCCATTTACCAGGATACTTATTAACGACATGAGTTGTCATTGTGTCGCGTTGTGCCACACCGTCTATGTTATCCCATGTGATCAATGGAATGCTGCGCGTGTGTTTGTGATACTCGATATTCTTGTGTCGTTTACTGATATCCCATAGAGACACTTCACCCAATGTAGCTTCAAGAACATTTTTGTCTATCTCATTGAGAATTGTCTGTGTTGGATATTGTAGAACTTTTTCTATCATGCAAGTATTCCCTTCGGTTCCCAATACAAATCTTTGTCATAATCTAAGTTGAAATCATTCCAACTGTACAAGCTCTGAACGTCTATTCGTTTGCTCACAATCGCCCAGGCACCGGCATAGCCAAGTTTTCCTATCTCTCTTTCCACAATATTCGCACACCGCCCTACGGATGCGCCTGAGTTGATCAAATCATCAACATAAACCACCGGCATGTCATTCGGCTCGCCTTCTATGTAGTTGAATAGACCATATGCTTTGCGTTCTTTGCGTACCGTGAACGCATTGATGTTTTCACCGTACATATACTTTATATGATATTGTAATGCGGCGATGATAGGAAGTGATCCTGTTTCCATACCACATAACTGAAAACCATCATCAGATTCAATAGATTCAATTATATTATCAATGAACGGTTCGAACATCTCCATGACAATGCTCATCATATCAACATTGTGTGTCAGACGACGCATGAAGAATTGAGATGCATAACCACCGTTAGATGGATTTCTGGATGGCAGTTTACCAACAAGTTCTTCGTTGTATTTCTTTGTAGGATCACACCGAAAAATGACATTCTCATTGATGTAATCGAAGACTACTTGTCTGTTACTTGACATCTGGTT